CTATGGGTGGCCCGATTGTCGAGGCGTTGCAGAATGCCGGACTGCCGGTCACGCCATTCACCACGACCAACCAGAGCAAGCAGCAGATCGTTGACGGGCTGGCCCTGGGGTTCGAGCGGGGCGATATCCATATCCCACGCGACCCCACGCTGATCGGTGAGCTGCAGGCGTATGAGAGCAAGAGACTAACGAGTGGCGCAATGCGGTACAGCGCGCCGGAGGGAATGCACGACGACACAGTAATGGCGCTGGCGCTGGCCTGGAGTGCGCGACAGGACGCTGGCCCGCTGGTTCTGATGCAGGTGTGAGGAAAATATAATGGCAGGATTACGCACTAAAACAATATTGGAAGAAGGGGCGCTCAAGGCTATAGTCGGCATTCCGGGTTGGGCTCAAGGCTTCAACGAGACAGCCGCGGGTAGTGCCAACGACCCCGTGAGCGCGTGGGCAACCGTGCCGTTGCTGTACCGGGCGGTGAGCCTGCGGGCGAGTAGTCTAAGCAGCGTTCCATTCGTGGTATTCAAGGGCGACCAGGAAGTAGACTGGCCGCTAGAGCCAGATTTGCAGTCCATCATTTACGCGCTGGAGCTGGGGCTGTTATTGACCGGCGCGGCCTATGGGTTGAAGCAGTACGTGGGGCGCTTGATGACTTCTGTTCAGGTGTTGAACCCAACGACTGTCACCTGGTCGCACAAGCGCGGCGAGGATCACTTCACCCAGCGGGTAGGCAGTCAGACGTATGGCCCGTGGGGGCCCGATATGGTTATGGCACTCCGCGAACCATCAATGACCGCTGATACAGGCGCGGGGCTTGCTCCGGCGCAGGTGGCGCTACAGGCATCGAAGCTGCGGTTCAACATGGACGAGTTCGCGAGCCAATTCTTCGCCAATGGCGCCCAACCGCAGACGCTGATTACAACTACAGGCAATCCCGGCACCGTGGAAATGGAGCGGGCGCAGAACTTCTTCCGGCGCAGAATGTCAGGCGTGGGCAATGCTTGGCGCGCGCTCTTCCTGCGTGGCGACCTGAAGGTGACGACACTCACACCAGAGCTGAAAAGCATGGGAATGAAGGAGTTGGCCGCCCATGTCGCGCTAGACATCGGCGCATCGTTGGGTGTGCCACGGTCCATTCTCGAGAGCGACGCGGCGAATTATGCCACCTCGGTTACAGACCTTCACTCCTTTTGGCACATGACCATCCGCCCAAGGCTACCGATGTATGAGAACGCGATAAACACGCAGCTCTTGGCTGGAACAGATTACACCCTCCAGTTCACACCGGAACAGCTTGACGTATTCCAGGAAGACGAAACCATCCGCGCCGCATCGCTGCTTCAGTTGGTGCAGGCCGGTGTGCCGCTGGATGATGCAATGCTGATGCTGGGCTATGACCCCATCGAGAACAGGCCAGAGCCAGAGGCCGAGCAGGTGGTGGAAGAGGAACCCGAAGAGGCGCTGGTGGAGAGCGAGCTGGCGACGTGGCAGCGGTACGCGCTGCGCAACCTGAGCAAGAACGGCAAGAGCCGCCCATTCGTGGCCGAGCATATCCCGGCGCATATGGTGCATGAGATTCAAGTAGACCTAAATGACGCGGACACCATTGAGGCTATCAAGGCAGCTTTTCTGCACCAGGAGGCCAAGCGGACGCCGGTGGTGCCGAGAGGTAACGCCAAGCCGGTTACGCCCGTGCCCCCCATTGACGGAATACAGGTTGATGTTGACGCGGCTATTGAACGATGGAACGACGTTATGCCGAAAGAAGCGCAGGGTATGTTAGACGCAGAGGTTATTGATCGCTGGCGATACGATGATGAGCAGCAACAATAACAGCATTAAACAAGAGCCGACGGGGTACGTTTTCAATGCTGGGGCCGCGCGATACAGAGATAAGACCGGGCGCTTTATTAGTAACACTCGCTTGGTGGAAATGCGCAACACATTCATCAATGCGCAGAAGGATGAGGTGTCGAAGTTCGCGCAGCAGCTTGCGGACGGCCGGATTAGTAGGTTCGAGTGGACGCTGAACATGCGTAAAACCATCAACGAAACGCAGACGGCCGAATATCTGGCTGGCATCGGTGGTCGCAATAATTTCACAGCGGCAGATCAGCGCAACCTGGATCAGCTCATTCAAAAGCAATACCGTTATCTAGAGGGCTTTGAGACTGACATGAAATTGCGGGGCCGGTCAGTGGAGACGGCCATGAGCCAGGGGCAGATTGCAGAGCGTTCCAAGTTATACATGGAGGCTGGAAGCCATTCATTTGAGCAGGCGAAAGTGACAGCGCGGGGTATTCCCCATCTGCCACAATATCCGGGCGATGGCCGTACACAGTGTGGCACTAACTGCAAATGCTATTGGGACATTAAACGAGATAACGGCAGCTGGTCAGCGACTTGGACATTGACACCAGCAGAACATTGCCCCGACTGTTTGAATAATTCCCAGAAATGGGCGCCCATGATCGTACCAGCAAGGGTGGAAGGCTAAAAATGCAAATCAGCCTAATCGTAAAAGACCAGCAGGTGAAACAGAGCTTCAAGGTTCTGGGCGATGCATTGCCGGGTATTGTCAACCAGAACATGAACGCGGTGATGAATACTGCCGCTAAAAAGGTGAGTCACTATCCACCGAAACGGGCTAGGCAGAAGTACGTAAGGACGGACATATTTGGGCGGAGCGTAAAAGTGAAAGAGGCGAAACGCACTGGTCGAGGGACAGGCACCTATGCCAGACGAGCCACACTGGTAACAGATGCGGTGCAAAAAGGGAGGCATTACAGCGTATACGTCACGGGCAACGCGCAGGGGAAGCGGCAGGCGTGGATGCACAAAGGGCGCTGGGCTGTAGCCGCCGATGAGGTGACGAATGCTAGTCAGAAATTGATTGCTAACATACAACGCGACTTAGACAAAAGGCTGAATGCCGTAAAGTGAGGAAATGATGCCATACGAAATACGCCAGGACGATGACGATCAATACTGCGTCTGGAAGCTAGAGCCGGACGAGCTGCTGAAATGCTACGCGGAGCCGGATCAGGCGGGAGCATACCTGGCGGCACTCAACGAGGCCACAGAGGACGAGCAGAAGGCGCGCGTGGGCGTGGACAAGTACAGCACCGAAGAAGAGGCTGTGGCGCGTGCGGAAGTCATCGGGTGCGCTGGTTATCACGAGCTGACCGAGGGCGGCGAGACAGTCTACATGCCGTGTGAATCGCATGCGGCTTGGCAGGAGCATACCGGCAGCGATGAGGCTGAAGGAGAGTACGCAACGACAGACCCTAAACAGGGGCCGAAGCACGCGGTGCAGGTCAAGGCCATAACGGACGACCACTTTGTCATCGCTGGTTATGGGGTCGTTTACGGTGGCGTCGACCTGGAAGGCGACACATTCAAGGCTGACACCGACTACATGCTAGACACGGTGCCGGAGCCAATAGTGCTTTATGACCACGCGCAGGAGATCAAGAGCGTGCTGGGGCGCGTGACCAAGATAAGCGCTAAAGAGGCCGGGCTATGGATGGAGGCGCAGATCAGCCGCGCGAAGGACTACGCCGAGCAGGTGCTTGAGCTGGTGAAGAATGGCAAGCTAGGCTACAGCACCGGATCGGTTGCGCACCTGGTTGAGCGGTTGGAAGGCAATATTAAGCGGTGGCCTGTTTACGAGCTATCGCTAACGCCCACGCCCGCAGAACCCCGCACGCTGGGCGTGGAGTATCTCAAGGGACTTGGAGTGGTAATTCCTGCTGAGGCAGACGCAGACGCACCGACAGAGGGCGCGACGCTAGAGGGCGAACAGCCAGAGAGCGCAGCCAGTTCGGATGCAGACGCAGACGCCAACGCGGTTACAAAATCTAATACAGGAGACAAGATAATGAGCGACGAAAAACAGGCCGCTAAAGAGGTGGCCGCAGAAGCACAGCCGAAAGCGCCAACCGTTGACATGGACGCGCTGAAGGCCGAGATGAACCTGGCGGCGCAGGATGCTGTCAAGAATGCGTGGGAAGCCGAAGCCGCAGAGCGCGGCGGCATTCTCACCGAAGCACCAGCAGTCAAGAAGGAAACCAAGATGGGCGGAGATCATGACGGCGGCGAGGCCTTCATGCACTGGGTGAAGACAGGTTCCAGCAACTACTACACCAAGAGCAACCTTAAAGCTGCACTTCAAGAAGGAACGGCCACCGAAGGCGGAGTACTCGTTCCACAGGGTTTGCACGAGACAATCATTGCCAAGCGCGATGACCTCAGCGTAGCCCGCGCCGCTGGAGCAATGGTCATTCAGACTATGGTTGACAGCGTGCAAGTACCGTCCGAAAACGCTACCGGCGGCTTCGCACTCACAGCTGAAGAGGGTGCAGCCAACCAGTCTGAACCGACCTTTACCAGCAACGCCATTCAGGTGTACAAGTTCACCAACCTAACGAAGGTTTCTGACGAACTACTCGCTGATGAGAAAACCAACCTCGAAGGGTTCCTGGGTGACATGTGGGCGCGCTCAGCTGCAAACGTGGAGAATGAGTATTTTCTTAAAGGAACGGGGTCATCGCAGCCTAAAGGCGTGCTTGTTGGCGGAACAGCTGCGCTAACCCTTGACAGTGCTACGACCATCGCCTCTTCGGAAATCCCTGAGCTGTTTTTCTTGCTTCCTGGGGCTTATGCTAACGAAGGCGATGCAGTGGCCTGGGCAACGAACCAGTCCACCCTGGGCGTTATCCGTGGTTTGACTGGTGACAACTTCATGTTCATGCCGACTCCAATGGGTTCGGGGTCGCGTGGGCCAAGTCAGAGTTTGTACGGCGCACCAATGTACACATCCAGCCAAATACTTGCGATGGCTTCTGGCCGTTCGGTCATCGTGATCGGCAATTGGAAGTACTACGGTATTGTTGAGCGCAACGAGATCGTAATCAGCCGTAACCCGTATCTGTACCAGGGTAATGGCCAGGTTGGCTTCTTCGTCAATATAAGATTTGGCGGAGACGTTTTGCAGGCTGAGGCCTTCCAGTACGCACAGAACGCCTAGAACTTAGGCGAAATAGACGGCATGTGGGTGGGGCTTTTACGCCCCACCCACTAACGGAGGTAATATGAAAACAATAAAAGCACTGACAACGTTCGGCGGCCACGATGCAGGCAGAAACGGCAAACTAGTTTCTATGCAGAAGGGCGCTGTTCAGGAGGTCAGCGACGAGTTCGCCAAAGAGGTGATCCGAGCAGGGCAAGCTCAAGCGGTGGACGAAAAGAAGAAAGCCAAGGGGTGAGCGGTGGCACTAGTAACGAGAGCTGACGTAAAGACGTACTTGGGCATCGCGTCAACCGACGACGACGACCTACTTGACGACTTGATCGCCAGCGCCGAAAGCATCGTGGCAGAGTTCACGCACCGCACCTTCGACGCGAGTAGCAGCACCAAGAAGTTCGACGCGGACGCTGACATCGAAAATGAGACCTTGTACTTTTCCAGCGGCTTCGAGTTGGCCGGTGAGCCATCCGCTGTTAGTAATGGCGACGGTACGGCGCTGGTAGCTGATACAGACTATGTGATGGTGCCCTTAAACCGGTTCCCTGCGTATGGTCTGCAGATGTTACCGAGCTCTAGCAATTACTGGCAGGGGAAAAGCAACGGCGACCATGTGAACGCTATCAGTGTGACCGGGTCGTGGGGCTATTCGACCAGCGCGCCGAACGACGTGGTGCAAGCCGCAAAGCGGTTGAGCGCTTTTCTCTATCGACAACGAGACACGAACGCGGACGCAGACAGGCCGCTAATCGTGGAGGGCGTGACGATCCTGCCCTCATCGCTGCCGCGAGATGTGGAGCGGATGCTGTCGCCGTATGTACTGAGGAGTTTCTAAGTGGCCAGTAATCTGCGCGCCATCACCGACGCCATCACTAACCTATCGGTTAGTTACACCAACGAGGCCGGGGCAACCGTTACGCCGACAGCGAAGGACATCAACCAGATACCCACTTCTGTTCCGGCGGCAGACGTTCCCATCCGGCTTACTGGTGTAACCACCGAGGGCGGCAATAGTGACAGCATGATGTTTGACGCTGTGGATACGAATGTGGATTACAGCCATACAGTAACGGAGCTGGCGCTGATCGAGAACGTGGGCCTGTCCAGACTATCGGATGAGCTGCCAGATCAACAGCGGTACAGCGACGCCATCCTGGGGACACTGGTAAGCAATCGCGGCATATACACGAACAGCGACATCACCAGCGCCACAGCCACCAGAACGGTGGCGGAGTTTCCGCCCGGAAGCGGTGAATGGTGGTACGCGGTGATTACAGAAGTAATGGTCAGAGAGCTGGCATAGCAGGAGGCTATATATGAGTGAGTACGTAATGACACGCAACCTGATAAGAGAAGACGGGAGCGTGATACCAGCAGGGCAACCACCACCTGAAGGCCTGAGCGATGAGGCTCTGGAACAGATGCTGGCGAAGGGAACAGTGCGGAAAAAGCGGGCGTACAAGCCCGCGCCAAAATCAGAAGAAATAACAGGAGAATAACAGATGGCCGTTTACACCGGTAAGAATCTTGCAGTATTGCTGGACAGCCAGGCCTTTAGCCATGTGAGAAGTGCAAGCGTGAACCATGCTATTGACCTTGTTGAGACAACCGCTGCCGCTGGCACAGTCAAGCAGTACGCTAGTACAGTCAAGGATTTCACGGGAAGCATAGAAGTTCTTCACGATGACACTACCGACCTTTTCGATAGTGAATTTGTGCCCGGCTCCAGTGGTGAAATCAAGATACGACCAGAGGGAACAAGCGCAGGTGCTGTCACCATCAACGGGAACGTCATAATCTCAGGGATAGATTTTGGTGTGCCTTACGATGGGGTTGTTGCAGTAAGTGTCTCCTTCCAGGGGACTGGCGATCTAACTGTAGGAACCCAGTAGTATGCCGACCTTTACGAATGACGAGCTTGGCGTTGACGTTGAGATTGTAGACCTCACCCAGCGCCAAGCCGTACCGTATTGGGAAGCAATGCAAGCAGCAAACGGAGCCACAGGCCCGGCACAGTGGCACTCCATTCTGGAGGCGGCTGTGAAGGGCAAGTGGTTCGCAGGCAAGAAGAAGGTCGATCCACTAGACTACACACCGGCGCAGGCGCGGTGGCTGGCTGAGGAGATGGCCGTGCACCTGTTGGAGCAATCCAAAATCCCGGAAGCATAGTGCTGGCTGCTGCTGATGCGGCTGAGGGCGTCGGCGGTATGCCAGCCGAGTTAGAGCTGGCGCTACAGTGTGAGCGTTGGGGGGCATTGCCGGAGCCGGGCGGGTTACTGGATCAGCCGATGGGACTGTTGGCCCGCATGAGTGCGGTTCTAAATGTCTACAACGCACTTAAAAGCGAGCAGCAGCGCGGAAGTTCGACGCTGACGGACTGGAGCAGGAGCAATCCAGGAGCGTTGCAAACGGTGGCGAGGATCGAAAAGATGAGAGCGGAGCAAGATGACTAGAAATGTTCTAGAGGTGGTACTGCAGCGCGTAGTTAAGTTAAGAGGCAGAG